CATAGGTATCAAGAGTTTATATCTATGAAAGACAAAAGCAACGATGAAGAATTTATTGCGCAAAAGATGATACAGATATTTTGTGCAGTAGACTTATCAAATGTAGGCAGAATAAAAATGAAGCACTTAAACGAATTGATCGAACACTTTACAAAGGTGTTTAGTCAAAAACCTAAATTAGTGCATAGGTTTAAAATTAAAAACATTGAGTTTGGTTTTATACCACGATTTGATGACATTACTTTTGGTGAATACGTTGACTTAGAGAACTACTTAAAAGATTGGAGTACATACCACAAAGCTTTAAGCGTAATGTACAGACCTATTAAAAGAACGTTTAGTAATAAGTACGAAATAGCAGACTACGAACCTAACGAAGATATGCAGGAGTTGATGAAACACGCACCACTTGATGTAGCTATAAGCAGCAGTTTTTTTTTGTCAAATTTAGGCGTAGAATTACTGAAAGCTACGCAGACTTATTTGGAGAAACAACTGAAGAAGATGAAGAAGGATTCAATCAATATTCAGAACGATTCCAATTTGCAAAGCATTGGGGATGGTATACAAGCATCTATGGACTGTCTGACGGAGACATTACAAAGTTCGACCAAGTTACAGGATATAAACTTACTAAATGTCTCACCTATCTCACGTTCAAGAAACAAAAAAACGAAATTGAAGCAAGAGAACTTAAACAACAAATGAGAAAATAATGGATTTTTTTAATATCATAGACAAACTAAAAGCACACTTTGACGGAGACGTTTTAGTAAACACAGTAACACAAGGCAACCTGTTTGACATAGACTTAAGCAAACAAACTATTTTTCCTTTGGTGCATATTATTGTTAACACGGCTTCGCTTGAATCTAACGTAGTGCGTTACAACATATCTATATTAGCAATGGATATTGTAGACATAACAAAAGACGAAGAAGAAAATAAGTTTGATGGCAATGACAACGAACTATATGTATTGAACACGCAGCTACAAGTCTTGACACGATGCTATGAACTTTTGTTAAGAGGTGACTTATGGACTGATAAATTTCAAATAGACGGCAATCCAACTTGTGAACCTTTCTTTGATCGTTTTGAAAACAAGTTAGCAGGATGGACAATGACAATGGATGTATTAATACCTAACGGAATGACTATTTGCTAATGGCACAATTTACAAACGTACAACAAGCAATAAACGAATTTAGTAAAAATGTAATTCGTGAAGCAAGAGAAAACTTGCAAAGACAAAACACTACAGGAAACTTAAGACGTTCTTTAAAATCTTTTGTAAGACAAAGTCCTAATAGTATTGAAATAAGTTTTGAAATGGAAGAATACGGTTTTTTTCAAGACAGAGGTGTAAAAGGTACAAAAGGTGGTAAGAGTTTAGATGGATATAAGTACACGACTAAAATGCCTCCACCAAGAGCATTTGATAAATGGGTAATAAGAAAAGGAATAGCACCAAGAGATAAATCCGGTAAGTTTAAAAATAGAAAAGGTTTGAACTTTGCGATAGCTAAAAGTATTTATGAAAAAGGAATAAAACCCACACTTTTTTTTACAAGACCATTTGAAAGATATTTTAGAAGACTACCAAATGACTTAGTACAAAAATACGGTCTTGACATAGAAAAACTATTTGACCAAATAACCGCAGCAAATTTAAAATAATGAGTATAACACTTTCACGTTCACCGTACATAATACTAATAAACGAAACAGGTCAGACAGGTTCTAAGATAGAATTGTTTCTTTGGACTACAGGAAGCCAACCTGCTTCACCACAATACACGTTAAGCAAAAAAATACCTGCTTCAAACAACATTAAGACTTACTACAATGTTTCGCCTTATGTAAAAGAATACTACAACTTTACTAATTGGGCAAACGGTGGAACGGAGCCTTACAATAGTTACGATACAGACATAAGCACTAATTACATAGTAAACTACGCAATTAAGAAATACAAAGACGTAAGTGGAACATACACTTTGTTAGGAACAGACACAGGTCAGTTTATGGATGGCTATAACTACTATATGGAAGGTTTTAATACTGTAAGCAGTCAAGTTTTACTTTCTGAAGGAAGATATTTTTACAACCACGAAAGTGGTGTAGGTACAAGTTTACCACAAACAATGGCAGGAAGTTTTGACGTTGACCTTGAAGTAAACGATGCTATAAGATACACTAACTTAGTTACAGGTGCAACGAATACAGTTACGGCTACGACTGCAGGTGTTAAAACGTTTAGTAGAGTTTACTTACCTAACTTATCACAAGGTAACAAAGTAGAATATTTAGGTGGTGGTAGTGCAGTACGTTGGACAGGTTACTTTGAGCCACAATGCGAACCAAAGTACACACCTGTCGCAGTAGACTTTATAAATCGTTACGGAAGTTGGGCAAGAATCTTTTTCCAAAAAGCAAAAACACGAAACATAGAAGTAAAAGCAGACAACTACAAAGTAAACCCAAGTGTATTGCCTTATGTACCTACAAGCGAAGGACAAGTAAAAGAATTTAACAAGAACGGCAAAGAAACAATAAAGCTTAATACAGGATGGGTAAACGACTTGTACGGTGAATACATTGAAGAACTATTGCTTAGTGAAAAAGTTATGCTTTATGATCCGGAGAAACTTTACAACAACCAAGCAAAGTACACACCTGTAAACGTTCAAAGCAAAAGCTTACTAAAACAAAAAGGCATAAATAAAAAGGTAATGAACTATGAACTTACTTTTGAATTTGCCTTTGACTTAATTTCAAACGTAGTATAATGCGAACAGTACAAGTTTACATAGAAGGTCAACGCTTAGACTTATTTGATGACGAACAAATAAACGTTACAAGTACGCAGCAAAACGTGCAAGACATTAGCAAAGTATTTACAGATTTTAGTCAGTCTTTTAGCGTTCCTGCTTCGCCAATCAATAACGAAATATTTCACCACTTCTATGAAAACGACATAGGAGACTTTAACGATGTAAACACGTTGTTTGATTTTAACATAAGACGAAACGCAAACATAGAAATAGACTTTACACCTTTTCGAACAGGTAAAATAAGTCTTGAAAAAGCAGAAGTAAAAAACAACAAAGCGTATAGCTATCAGATTACTTTCTATGGTGATGTTATTAGTCTTAAAGATAAGTTTGGTAATGACAAACTAATAGACATAAAATTTAATACTACAGAATTTACATATAATGCTAGTGAAGTAAAAACACGGATTATAAACGGTGCAGTAGATTATGACATACGTTTTCCATTAGTATTTAGTAGAGACATAACTTACGGTGGTGGTGGAAGTACAGATATAAACCCAAGTACAGGAAGTGGTGCAGTTAAGTTTAATGAGTTATTTCCTGCTTTAAAAGTAGAAACAATTTTTGCGGGTATGCAGACTAAGTACGGTGTGACTTTTAACGGTACATTTCTAAGCACACAACAATTTAAGAAGGCGTATTTGTTTTGTCAAAATGCAAATGAATTTGTTTTTAAAAGCAAAGCACAATCTTTAGACTTTACTACAGGTGCTTTAGGTGGCAACAACTATAATAATGCTTTAGGTTTTGCAGACTACTTTGACTTGACTAATGACGTTTTAAACTACACGCACCAACCTGTAGAAACAGTCTTTCCAAGTTTGCCAAGTGGTTATTCTGTTGTAGACTATCGCAATAGAGTAGGTGCAAGTGTGTTTACTACGTCTTCAGACACATACTACTTAGACGTTTTTTCTAACGGTCAGTTAGTACAAACAATAGAAGGTACAGGCAATGCAAGTTATGCAATAGCAGACGACAACGGATTTAACAACACGTTAAACAGAGTTTACAATTTTAACGTAAGAGGTAGTGCTGCTATGACTATCAACATATCTATAAGCTACCAACAAGAAGCAAATATTTTTAATGGTTCAAATACTATAACTATTCAAAATTTGTTTTATGCAAGAACTACGCCTTTTAGTTTATTAAGCACTTTTGGAGTTACAAGTTATTTACCGGATATGACGGTAGAAGCTTTTTTTAAAGGCATTTTACAAATGTTTAACTTGACTTGCTACGGCACAGACACAGACGTTTATCAAATAGAACCTTTAAGCGAATGGTACGCAAAAGGTGCAGTAGTAGACATTACGAAATACACGGACATAGAAAGCATTAATATTGATCGTGTAAAGCTTTACAAAAACATAGAGTTTAAATACTTAGAAAGTGAAAGTGCTACAAACACAATATTTAAAAATCTTACAAGTAGAGGTTATGGTAATACAAGCGTAAGTTTTGACTATGACGGTGGAGACTTTAAGGTAGAACTACCTTTTGAAAATTTAATGATGCAAAAGTTTTTAGGCACTACTTTGCAGATAGGCGAAACCTTAAAAGAAGACGGAAGCCAATATACGCCAAAACCTGTAGTTATGTACCAATACACAAACCAAACTACTTCGTTTAGATTTACAGACAATAGCACACCTGAAACACTAACGTCTTATGCGCCTTTTGGTCAAGACTTGTTAGACACAAACGTAAACTTTACGCTAAACTTTAATGCAGACATAAGCACGTTGTTAGATGCTATTGTACCAAATACTTTGTTTAGTGTTTACTATGAACCATACTTAAGCAACTTGTTTAATCTTAAGAATAGAGAAACAAGCGTAAAGACGAACTTACCTATTAGTTTACTTACAAGTCTAAAACTAAACGACAGACTTATAATAAGAGATAAACGCTACACTATTAACGATATGAAGTCAAACTTAACTACAGGTGAAGTAAGCTTTGTTTTGTTAAATGACTTTAGCGATGTAATAAGTCAAGGTGGTGGCGAACCTATTGGACCTTTAGAACCTACGTTAGATGCACAATGTATTGACGTTAGAATATTGTTTCCAAACGGTGCAGTAAGTGCTACAGTAGCAACAAGTGATGCAGGTGTTACAATTACACCAAGCACGTTAACAACAGACGGCACAGTAGAAGTGTGTATTCCGGCAAACACAGACACGTTACAACTGATCGTAACCGAAGACGATGCAGACAACATAAACACGGAGGACTTTATACGCTTAAGAACAGAAGAAGGAAACCTTGCTATCTACACTTTAACAGTTACCTATACTTACGCAGATGGAACAACAGTAGCTAATCAAATATTTATACAACAACAACCGTAATGCTAAAACACATAATAGACTTACTACAAATAGACGACTTCATAGAAGAAGGTTATAACATACAAGTAGCTAAAGGACTATACGCTATGCCGAAAGGACTAAAAGAAGCTTGGAAACAAAAGAAAAGAGAACAACATATAAAAAAGCTAAAATAACTTATTGTGAAAAAAACTATAGACATAAACGTAACTAATAATGCAGACACGGCAGCTGCAGACTTTAGAGAACTTAATAAAAGTGTTGCAGGTGTAGACAAGCAAGTAGAAAATTTAAATAAAAGCAGTAATGACGGTGTAACAGGTTTTAAGTCTTTAGCAAAGTCTATTAAAGCACTTGGTGTTGCATTTAAAGCTGCCGGTATTGGTCTTGTAGTTGCTGCTTTAGCTTCCTTAAAATCGGCATTTGAAAGTAACCAAGAAACTGCAGACAAGTTTAACGCAGTTTTAGAAACCATTTCTATAGTATTTCAACAGACTGTAGGAGTTATAATTGATGCAGTAAACGCAACAAGTGAAGCGACAGGTGGATTTAAAGCTTTAGGTAAAGTAATGGGTGGTATTATAGACATAGCACTTGCACCTTTTAAAGCAGCTTTTTTTGGTATTAAATTAGCCGTTCTTGAAGTACAACTTATATGGGAAAAGTCACCTTTTGGTAGTGGTGACGTTAGTGAAATTAAACGACTAAATAAAGCAATAGATGAAACACAAGATAGTTTAATTGGTGTTGGTGTTAGCGTATTAGAAGCAGGTGGTGAAATTATAGATAATTTAGGTGCTGCCGTTAATGAAGTTGCTATGCTTACAACTGAAACGATAAAAGGCGTTAAAGATATATCTATAGAAGCAGCCAATGAACAAGCAAAGTCATTAGTAGCAGCAAGAAACGCTGCACAAATAGCAGTAGCAGAACAGTCAAGACTTGTTGAAGTTTATGACAGACAAGCAGAACAACAAAGACAAATAAGAGACGAAGAAAGAAATAGTATTGCAGAAAGAATAGAAGCAAATGAAGCACTTCGTGAAGTTTTAGCAAACCAAGAAGAAGCAATGCTTAAACAGGCAGACTTACAAGTAAGAGCCGCACAGTTAGAACTTAACAGAAACAAAACTACAGAAACAAGAGTTGCACTTACTGAAGCTTTAGCAAATCGTGAAGGTGTTTTAGCACAGGTAGAAGGTTTAAGGTCTGAACAACTTGCTAACGACTTAGCTTTAGAACGTGAACTATTAGAATTAACAAACCTACAAAGTGAAAGCGAAGCAACGCTATCTATAGAACGTAAGAAAGCAACTAATGAATTATTAACTGATGATCGTTTGAAGTTGCAAAACAAGTTAGACCTACTTGAAGAAGAAAAAGAAATAGAATTAGCAAGACTACAAACTGTAATTGATAGTGCTAAAGAAGGTACACTTGCAAAACTTGAAGCAGAAATAGAATTTAATACAAAAAAGCAAGAACTTGACCTTGAAAGATTAGCGACTGAAAAAGAACTTAAAGACTTAGACGATGAAAGAGAAAAGGAAAGGCAAAAAAGACGATTAGACTTTTTAAAAAATACACAAGAAAAATCTTTTGAAGTTATTAGTCAATTTGCACAATTAAGAATAGACAAATTTGCAGCACTAAATCAACAAGTTATAGACAACGAAGAACTTACTGACAAGCAGAAAGATAAAATGCTTAAAGAAAATAACAAAAAAGCAAAAAAAGCTTTTGAAGTACAAAAAGCTGCAAGTATTGCTGCAGCTTTAGTAACGACTTATCAAAGTGCAATAAGTGCTTATCAATCACAGTTTGTACCAATACCCGACCCATCTTCACCTGTAAGAGGTGGTATTGCAGCAGGTCTTGCAGTAGCAACAGGACTTGCAAACGTGGCAAGTATTGCACGGCAGAAGTTTGAAGGTGCAAGTATAAGTGGCAGTCAATCACCAAGTGGTGAAATTAGTGGTGGTGAAGCACAAGCACCAAGCTTTAACGTTGTAGGTGATAGCGGCGTAAACCAATTAGCACAATTACAACAACAACCAACACAAGCATTTGTCGTTAGTGGCGAAGTTACAACTGCACAAGCGTTAGACCGAAACCGTGTGCAAAATGCAACACTTTAACAATTTAAAAGTTATTATAATATGAACAAAGAATCAAGAGCGTTTAAAATCGTAGAACTTGTAATAGACGAAGCAGACGAACAAAGCGGAATAGAAGCCATTAGCGTTGTCGAATCACCTGCAATAGAAGAAAACTTTGTAGCACTAAATAAACACGAAATACTTTTGAAAGAAGTAGATAGTGAAAAGCGTATTCTTATGGGTGCGGCTTTAGTGCCTAACAAACAAATTTACAGACGTAACGACAAGACGAACGAAGAATACTATATTTACTTTTCAGAAGACACAGTAAGAAAAGCTTCTGAACTATTCTTTAAGAAGTCTAATCACCAAAACGCAACTTTAGAGCATTCACAAAAAGTAGACGGCACTACAATAGTTGAAAGTTGGATAGTAGAAAACAGTAAAACGGACAAGTCTGCACTTTACGGTATGGATATGCCTAAAGGTACTTGGATGGTTTCAATGAAGATAGACAACGAAGATATATACAAAAAAGCCGTTAACAAAGAGATACGCGGTTTCAGTATAGAAGGATATTTTGCAGACAAGTACGACTTAAACACGGAATCTTTAAAAGACTTAGAAGAAAGGTTTACAGTAGAAGAACTTAAAGAACTTCTAAGCAAAGAAGAATTAGAAAGCTATAGCGACTATCCGGAAAGCGTAAGCAACAATGCTAAACGTGGAATAGAACTTAACAAAGCAGTAGGCAACAAATGCGCTACACAAGTAGGTAAGGTTCGGGCACAACAATTAGCAAACGGTGAACCTGTAAGCGAAAGAACAATTAAGCGAATGTTTTCGTATTTAAGTAGAGCAGAAGTTTACTATGATCAAGGCGACAAAGAAAGTTGTGGCTATATTAGTTACTTATTGTGGGGTGGTAAGTCTGCAAAGACTTGGGCAGAATCTAAGCTTAAGCAAATAGAACGTGAAGACTTAGCAAGTATGGTTATAGACGAAGACTTTGCTATTATAGACGACAGACTTGCATACGCAACAGAAGACAAAGCTAAAGAGATGGCTAAGGACTTAGGTGTTGAAGGCATACACGAACACGAATACGAAGGTAAGACGTGGTACATGGTAGGCGAAACACACACAGTAGATATGTACGGTAAGTGTCCAAAAGGTTACAAAAAAAAGAACGGCAAATGCATAAGAAAGTAAGTAAAAACACAAGTAAAGAAACACAAGGTAAAGCTACAGGTAAAGGAGGCAAAAGAGGATGTTTATGCAAAGACAATACTTACTCCTCAAAGTGTTGTGATGGCACACTTAGAGCGCAAGGCATAGGCAAGATTTAAAACGAAAATGCAACAAACAATTTAAAATAAAGTTATTATAGTATGAATCCACAAATGAACAAAGTATTTAGCAAACTTGCTAAAGAAGACAAGAAGACAGAATTAGCTTCTGAAAAAGTAGAATTGAATATTGCTAAAGACATTGCATCTTTAAGCAAGGAAGGTCAAAAAAAGCGTACTGCATCAATGAAAGCACAAGATAAAATTTTATCAAAAATTGATGAATATAATAATGCTTTATCAAAGGTAGACGATTTGAAAAAAGAAATTCCGTCTTATATAAAACAAGCTAAATCAAAAGTAGACCAAGCAGAAAAACTTGCAAAAGACTTAGGCGTTGACGTTAACAACATAAAAGGATATAGAGATATTAAAGCTGACGTTGATTTTTTTACAAGAGCATTAAATTCTTTTAAAACCTACAAAAAGTTATAAACACGAATAAACAAACAAAATGAAAGATAATTCAATTTTAAACAAAGTAAGAGAACTTCTTGGAATGGAAGTTAAGTTAGCAGAACGTCTATTAGAAGACGGACAAACAAAAATCGAAGCAGAAGAATTTGCTGCAGGTTTTCAAGTTGTTATTGTAACAGAAGACGACCAAAGAATACCAATGCCTGTAGGTGAGTATAAACTTGACGGTGA